GACCTTGACTTTAGCTTTACCTTTTCTGGGTTTAGCCATAAAAAAAGCGGGAGCCGACTACCAAAGCAGCTCCCGAAGACCTCGTGGGGATTATGGTCTGCCGAAGCCTTGACCAGCCATGAACGGATTGAATGTTGCATATGCAGGCAACAAGTCAAAACGAACCTTCTGGGTGTTGGCATCACCATCTGCGTACTTGCTTACACGGATGCTCATACCGTCTTCGGTAGTAGCAATAGTGTCAGTAGAGTACAGCTTAGGCAGCTTCACAGTACCAAGTCCGAAAGCCTGCTTAGTGAAGAACAGGTTTGGCTGGTACAGAGTAGCTGAAGCACTGAGAATGTTTACAACATCACCAGATGTAGGCGCAGTGTCTACAGTGTTGTACTGACCATTAGCTTCTTGAATAGCTGGGCCTGCAACAACAAGTGTGCCAGCACCAGAACCGTCCAGAGTAACGTCAGCAGTTACAACGCCTGTCCACAATACGTTTGCACCAGCAGCGTCAATCATTGGCTGACGAGTATCAAGGTTCAAACGATTTACACCAGCGATAGTGACCATATCACCAGCCTTAACAACCATAGACGCTTGGAAACCAGTTACAGCAAGGTTTTGCGTCATAGTGTCTTTAGCTGTGACGTAGGTAGCGTCTGGAGTTGAAGCCAGAGTACCTGCACGGTCAGCACCAGTGCCTGAAGTGAAGCTAGACAAAGCGTTAGAAGTAAGCGCTCGCATTCCACCGAAGTTAGTAGAAATCTGTGCTTTCTCCCATGCAGTGCGTACTAGCTGGTCAGAAGCGTTCAGACCTTGCTGCACGTTAGCCAGTGCGCTAGTTGTGAACGGGTTCATCAGGTAGTATTTTTCAGCCGCCATTGGTACGCCGATGGAATCCATCAGTGCGCCAGCGCCTGCTACATCACCCCATGCGTCAACCGCGTTACCGTGATCACCATACTTGAGGTTGCTGTTCTTGAGCATGAAGCCTGCAAGATCAATCTCAAGGTCAGTCACGATGCGGCGAGCCATAGGAGCAAGAATCTGCTCCAACTGATCAAGTTCCAGAGCTTCTTCTACGTTGCCCCATTCGGTAGCTACGGTGAAGTAGTTCTGGACTGTACCAGTTGCCTTGCCTGCAATGATGTCTGACTTAGTGCTGGCAGAGATATCACCGCAAGAAGTACGGATGGAGTTGTAGTCGTGCGGACGTTTGAAGTCTACGTTACTACCACTTGAAGGATTGAATTTGCCACTCAGGAGTTGAGTGTCAACTGTCTTTGTTACTACTCGGCTGGACTCGAATGCCTCCAAAAAGACACGGGCCACCTTCCGAGTGATATTGCTGCTAAGATTATTAGCCATGATCGGATCACCTCATTCATTCAAAGGTTGCTCCTTTCGGGCCGCCAGCTTTCGGTACGGAACCGGAACCTTGCGGAGTATCTAGCGGCTCAGGAGCGGCATTTACTTTAGGTTTAAGTTTCCTAGCGTTAGGCATAACTTGATCATTAAGATACAAAACAGCCTGAGTCACCGGCATTTGTGCCAGCTTATCAAGCTCTAAAAGATTCTCGCCAAGATACAACGTACCAAGACTCCCATCGTCTAAATCAAGAAGATGGTCTGCCAGTATTGGGTCTAGCCCAAACTGAGCAATCTTGTTCGCTGCTACCTGAAGATCATCCTTTTTAACACCCAGCTTCTCAGCCCGGTCTGCATAGGTCTTAATCTTCTCATTACGCTTAACTAGCTGCTCGCGCTGCAACGCCTGCTGCTGTGCTTGCTGCTGTTGCTGCAACACGGCCTGCTGTGCGTCATATTCAGCACGTTTAGCTATTGCCTCATCACGCTGCTTCAATCGCTCCTGAATCTCTCGATCCGTGAGCGCATAAAAGTCAGGCGTTTCAGGCACTTGCGGCGGTTGCTCTGCGGGAATGCGGCTTTCCAGCTCTTGCAACTTAGCTTGTAGACTTTGGACTTCCCGATCTCGTTCCTTGATCTGGTAGACCTTTTCACCTATAGCTTTGTCAAAAGCCTTCTGCTGCACCTCGTCAAAGCGCGGCCTAGTGGATTCTTCCTGCTCCTCAGCAGTATCCGGTGATGACTCGGAGTCAGTTGCCTGACCTTCAGTTTCAACCTCTTCAAGCTCTTGAGCCTCATCGAGCGTATCTTCTGGTTCCATCTTATACCTATGTAAATGCCGTCAAATAAACGGTGACGTTCCGCACCTCCATAAAAGCGTGGAGTTCGCTATAGCCTAACTATACCACATATTGTGGTTTTGCAAGCAATTATTGCAAATGCACTTGTTTAACACTTTCGTAAACTTTGCTACAATAAGCCTATGAAACTCAAAACTAACAGCTCTCTTAGCCTTGATTGGTACGAAGCGGTTGATAGCGATTGGCAAAACTTTGAGAACGCCGACCTGCTCAACCAGCTAATGATGGACGATGGCGTTGTCTCCGATGACCGATTCATGATTTGTAAGCATTATGAAGAGTTACGGTCTGACCAAACCTCTTCTAACTAAATCATCTACCATATCTCGCGTAATGACTCCGTGACCTCCGGGAAGGAAGGCTTTCATCGTCGGGCTAGAAAGTGAACCTCCTATCGGGAAGTCTCTGCCAGCATCTAACTGCTTCTGCCTAAAATTGTAAAATCCTTTATCTTGCGTTCCAGCTAAAGGATTAAACTCGAATATATTGACCTTTTCAGTATCTCTCAACGCACCTAATGGTCTACCCATCAGCGCTGATTCATACGAAGGATGGTCTGAATCTAAAAATCTTCTGTCAGCAACGGCTTGCGGATCAAGCTCATAGATCATGTCTATATCACCGAATACCGGCTCAAATTGAGTTGGATCAGTAACGATCGCTCTGGCTTGCGACCTGCTTAATGATCCAGCGTCTCTAAACTCATCTAACGCCTTTGTAACCGCCTTCCTATCTCCTCCAAGCTCTTTAAGATACTCAGGAGTAGCGTTATCAATACCAACCCAATTAGGAATTGGCTTCATCTCATCTTCTTTGGTTCCTTTACCTTCTCGGATGCGCCTATCTAACGCAATTTTGTCTGACCTGCTCATAACTTGCTGAGCATACGGAACCATGATGTCCGTACTCATTGTTGCAAAGTCTGGACTTGCTGGCCTCATTCCAAAAGGAATAAATGCTACTGGCCTGCCTCCGAGAGCTTGAGCCGCCTCTGCTCGGTTTAGCTGACCCATTACAGCTCCGGGCGCTGAAGCGAACGCTATTCCTCTTTCTAAATTCTGAGGCTGTAAGCCAAAATATTTACCGCCTCGCATCACCGCGTTTACTGGAACGTCATTCACTGAAGTTACTGTTTCTAGCCCGCTTCGTGATGTATCGGACATACCCGTGATAAATGGTCTATCAACTAAATCCTCTGCACTTACAATCGGAGCGGAAGAGATAACTGGGTCAGTCATCTCAACAGTCATTTCATTTACTGACTTAGGATCGCCAACTCTCATCAACAATTCTGTATCTCTCGTTACTTCTGGGATGTCTCCTCCGAAGTAACGGCGTAAACTTGACTCGCTTGTCTTGATTCCTTTTGACGCAGCATCACCGACAACAGGAATCATGCCAGCAGCTAAAGCCGTAGTGTCTATAGCCGTGCCGATCAGGTCACCAGAGCCAATAGACTGACGCAGATCACCTACGCCCATCGCATCACCTACGCCGGGAATGAAGTCAAGCGCGTCCACAGCCGTATCTACTAGCTGGCCTGTGCGATAACCTTCTCTGCCTGCGATATTGCTGCCGCCAAAGTAGTTATTCAGGAATGAGCGAGCGGTCTCTCTGAACGCTGGATTGAACGGATTGATTGACGTAGGCGCTGCCATCACGCTCTGATTAGACGGCACTGGTGCTTGAGCTACCTCGTCTGGATTCACTCCGCGCTTTTCCAACTCTCTTCTTGCGGCTTGCTTATCCTCTGCCAGCGGAGTTCCTTGCTTGTATCCTCCTTCTGCATAACGCAAGGCACTGAGCATATTAGGCGCTTGCAAAATATTTCCAGAGCGAAAAGCCGCATCCATTGCCTGCCGATTATCTTCGTACTCAACTAGCCTACCGTCTTCCATCTGTATTGTTGGAAAAACGTAAAAGTTTCCTTGAGCATCGCTTTCCGCAGCCATTCTATGCGTTGATACAGAACCATCTGGGTTTTGTATCACCGGATAGTTCTGCGGGTTGTTGATGCGATCAATAAACTCAGGCTCATTCCTGTAAATCGGAATCCTTTGCGGCTGTCCTATCGGATCGTCTAAAACCTGCCTTAGCGCACTAGCCACCGTTTGCAATCCTCATCAGCTCAGCGTTTGACATTGCAGCCATTTGGGACTTGCGGCGCTGCTCATCCATCATGTCGGACATCTTCTGCTGGTTGTCTAGCTGATCGCCAAAAGACTTGATCTGCGTGTGGTCAATGGTTGCGTTGGCCTGCTGGGCCTTGATCTGGGTCTCCATGCGCTTAGTCTCAGCGTTGAATGCGTCAACCTGATTGTCAGCCTGATCACCCATTGTCTGAGCCTGTAGCTTCTGAGCTTCGATCTGGAGCTTCATCTGCTCATTCTGGAGCTTGGCTTGCTCGATCTGGGCGCGTGTCATCTCTGCCTGCGCCTTCATCTGCTCAGCCTGCGCCAGCACCATTGCTGGGTCTTGTGCCTGACCTTGCTGTGCAGCCTGCGCCTGTTGCGCCATCAGCTCTTCCTCTGTCAACTGGTCTTGCGGTATGAGGCCAGCAGCGATCATCTGAGCGCGTTTACGGTCTGATATCTGCTGGGCCGATGCCGTGGCTATGTTGTCCAGCAAAACGTCTCCAGCGATCTGTAAGACGCTAGGATCAACCTTCGCAATCTCAATGATAGTCTCAATGGTCTCCTGCTGGCGGTTCTGGAAGCTCGCACCAGCCTTGACCATAACGTCATACACGCCCATTGATAGGTCATTGAGCGTCACAACTTGGCCTGTCTGCTGGTCTATCACGCGCTGGTTGATGTCAGCTACGTCATAAGTCTGGTCTTCCTTCAGGATTCTTACAGTGCGCTCTGAGTCGTATATCTTCGGGATCGCGTCAACAAGGATGCGGCCTGTGGCCCGAATGCCAAACTCAAGCGACTTGAAGTATTTGATCGTGCTGTTGTTGCCTTTGTCCTGTAACTGCTGGATTGCAACGCCTGACTGAAGGCCGGGATTGTCACCCATGTTGGCAGCAAACATACCGCTGGCGTAGGTAATCATGCCCCGCATAGCCTCTGAAATATTGCGGAGGCCCGGATTGATGTCAGCGCCGCCTTGCTGTTGTGGCACGGCTGGTGACTCAGGATCGACATTGTAAAACTGCACTGGGTCAGCGTTGGTGTTTAGCGTCTGGAGCTGCTTCTCGTGACCACTGGCCTGAGCCATTGTCATCCAGTATTTAGCTCTAGGTGCGAGTGCGCCTTCCTCGATCTCGCGGCTCATTGAGTAGTTCAGGACTCTCTGGCTGTCCAGCAGCTTCTCAACCACGCCCCAAAAGATCGTCTTGTTCTCAAAGATTTGGTAGTTGCCAAACACAGGCACAACCGGAATCATGCCGAATACCGTGTCCTTCTTGTCCTCTAGCCAATCCTTCGCATCAAAGTAGCGTGAGCAGACCTTCTTGTGCAGTCGCTTTCTGCGCCGCACCTCAGTGACACCAATGCTCTCAAGCTCATCCTGCGCGGTCTTGTAGTCATCATTGACCTCATAGACCTGACCATTAGACATCAGAACAAGCTCGCGCTCTTCTTCCTCGCAGTACAGCAGCTCACCGATCACCGTGACCTCAGCCTTGTCGTAATAGGCATCACCATCACGGCCTTCATCTAGTGACTCACCACTGCCTTCAGGCCAGCGCCGCTTGTACTCTTCGTTGCTGATCGCATGAAGCACAAAGCAATACCGGCTGTCGGACTTGTCTTGCTTCTCAGCAGCAGGATCAAACCAGACGCGATCTATTGGGTTGCCAATCTTCTCAATGAACAAGTCCTGCTCAAAGCTGTCATCGTCAACGTACTTGTGGCTTACACGCCATGCGTCCATGCCAGTAGTGACCATGCCTCTTGCAGCGTGGTTGTAGACCTCACGAGCATCAGACATTGACTCAATGTTGCGGATGATTCCATCGTAGGTGTTGGCTATGTCCTTCGTGGAGTTGCCGCCTGCCGGACTGATCTTGATGTCAAACGCAGCCTGCTCGATCTCGCTGCACACCTGATCCAGCACGGGATTGACCATATCGAACGTGTACCGTGGCCTCTTGCTGTTCGCGTTCCACCAGTAAGGCTCCCATTGCCCATCACGCTTGGTGACAAACAGGTTAGCTTCTCTGGCGTGGTCTCGCAGGTCTTTGTCTGCCTCTTGTGAAGACTTCAGGAGATCGCAGACATACTGATGCTCATCGTATTTCTTGGAGTCGTATGCCTTGTCATTGTCATCGTAATCGTACTTAGCCATAGTTTTCCCAACCGCTAAAGTTAATCTCTACCTTCTTAGCCTTAATTGCTTTCGGCTTATACATCGCCATCATCAGCGCGTCACCCATGTTTGGGCTTGGTATCTGGTATGGCTTCTTTGCCATCTCAATCTTGCTCATCACCTGCAAGCGCCCGGTATTGTTGCGCTTCATCGGTATCCGGCAGACCTCAGCGCGTAGCTGGTCAAGCGCCTCGATGCCTGATGACAGGCTTATCATGTCCTCTGGATTGACGTACTCGCCTTTCTCCACGGCACGATATGTGTTGTAGAACCTATCACGCAGCCGCCACCAATACTGGCTGCGCTTATTGAAAAAGGTGTCCTTGTTGGACTTGTTGCGGTGCGTACCACCTTCAGTATACGGCAGATCTGGCTCCTCTACAGCCTCAGAGCCTTTGAACATGAAATAGTCAATGCCGTTCTTATCCTCCAGCGCAGCGTCAACCTGCCGCTTGAGACTGACTCCCATGCCATCTGCGTCCCATACGAACCAATCAGCATTGTGGTGTATGGCCTTGTCCAGCGCCCAATCCATGCCTTCAGCAGCCTCGCCAGTGACCATCTCGCATACGTCAATGACCAGATTGCCATGCCTGCAAGCGTAGCCTTTGCTGACACCGCCAGTGTCTGATACGTCATGTGACGCAACGATAGCGCCTTGTGCCTTCCAGCCCAGCTTGATGTGAGAGTCAATCGCAGCCTCGAACCACTCTATCGGGATCAGGCTGTCCTCTACCTCATCGTAGTATTCGCCTTCCCAAACGTGGCGATACATCGCAGGACTCATGTTCTTCTTGTCGTACTCGCGCTCCTGCTGCAAGACCTCTGGGAATGCTTTGTTGTCATCCCAGTTGACCCACACGATAGTGTGTAGGTCATCCTCGTAGAACCCATCTCTTCGTAGTTGCTTCTCAAATGGCTTGATGAATCTTTGGCTGAACGGG